ACAGCTATTCTAGCTTCCATTTTTGTAAACAGAATAAGTGCTTCTTCTATTCTATCTATGTCACGTTCCATTGCATTAATACGCTGTGATGTCATACCCCAGGTAGCACCTAATGCTATAAAAATTCCTATAATCCATACTGCGTCCCTAATACTCATAAACTCATTATACCTCCACGTGCTGCTTCAAATGTTGGTTCAGGCGGTACAAATCTGTTTCTTCCCATAAATCCTCCATCAGGATAAGGTATATAATCTTGAAATATACCCTCCATTGGATCCACACCTCGTTCTATTAAATCTTCATAATCATACCGAGACTGCGTTTGAATACCTGGTTCAAATTTTTCTTGAAACTTATTAAATTCTCTACTAGATCTTTCTTCATCTATTTTAAGTGCTTCATCCATGTCATATATTTCTGGTGACACCCCTTGATAACGTGACTTATCATTTTCTATATCATAATTACCCATCAATTTATTATAAAGTTCTCTTAAAAAATAATCATCTTTTGTAAAATCTAAATATGATGTGGCTGGTATTGTTTCTACATTATTTTCATCGGGATAAGGTTCGAGGCCCATGTCTCTTCTAACATCAGGTTTGTACATTTCATCCATAAAAAAATCATACAAGCCTTTCATGTCATCGTAATATTCACCTCTTGATAAACTTTCTAAACCTCGAGTGCCTCCACTAGAACCAACCGTAAATTGTGTAGTATATTTATCACCAGGATAATTAGGAGAGTATTGAGTATTTCTAAACACTCTAGGATTTCTTGCATTAACAAAAGTAGGATTCATACGGTTTGGATCTGCGTAAGCTGCTTGTTCAGCCAGTTGTGCGGCTGGATCACTTCTTGCATGAAAACGAGTATATTCTGTATTAGCTCTATCGTAATCAGATCTATATTTCGCTGCAGCATCTATTGCATTATCTAATGTAGGAAATGTTGTTCGTTCTCTTTGCGCTATATCTACCATTATAATACACTCATTATGCCACCTTCTTTAGCTTGTTTTAAAAAAGGATTGTCGTTCATTGATGTTTGGGGAGCCGTATACTTCCCTTGGTTATTCATTATAGGATTCATTTGCATTAATCCACCACCAGCTGCGTAACGTGGTTGTCCTGCATTGTAAGCAAGTGCCGCGTCTGTATCGCCTGCGTATAAAGCTTGTGCTGCTTCTGGGTTCATAACATTACTTGCCATTAAAGAAGAACCAGTTTGATTTGCTGAAAGATTTGCTTGTGGTTCCATGCTTGCATCTGGTACAACATCTGCTGGAAGCGCACTGTTAGGTTTAGATTCAAACATTTTTTCCATCATTGATGGTTCAATTGCATCCAATGTATCAAGTACATTTTTACCTGCATCTACTACATTGCCTGCTATATTAGAAGCTTGTGACACTAAATCTTTAGGACGATTCATCATTTTACCTGTGTTATCATAATAACGTTGGTCATTTTCTAACTCTGCTAATTCTTTATCAAAGTCTTGCCATTCTTCTGGATACATACGCACTAGTTTTTGAAAGTTTAATACACGTAAAGCTTCTGGTAATGTATCGTCAATAGTATTCATGTACACACGCATGGACACTGGGTTTGTTAATACCCCGGCCATGTACCTCGCACCCCACGCCAATGCTGCAGTTTTTATATAACCAGGAAACAATGCCCCTGCCGCAGCTGCACCTGCTGTCTTTGTTTGTATTCCTAAAGCAGATTGTGGTAGTGCTGATTTAATAGATGAACGAACGCCACCCATTACTGCACGACGTTGCATGAATGTGCTAATTTCTGGTATACCATTCTTAGCTGCTGATTCCATAACTGTAGCAAAGTCTGATAGCATTTGGTGTGTTGGTAAACGATCAGCCACTGTTTTTGTTAAACCTTCACCAGCTTCTATGCCAGCTTCCCTTAATGATCTTCCATAAAGATCTTCCATAAATTCTTTTTCTACACCAAACTCGTCAATGTATTTTGCTTTTGTTGTTATTGGTCCAGGTAATGCTTCTTTAAAGAAACCACCTAATTCTTTCCCTGCTTTGCCTAATCCTAAAGATTTTCTAAACGCATTAGCATCAAAAAATTCTGCACCTTCTTTTGAAATAATTGATTCATTAAACACGTTAGCAATATGTACACCCAATCCTTTGTTGTAGGCTTTATCACCAACAATATTTCTAAGTGCTTTAATATTTAACTCTGCTAATGATGGATCTTTTTGTGCTGTATCTATTAACGTTTTCCATAAACTATGTGATGCACGTACAGGATCATTTGATATGTTTAGTGCAAACCCATGACGTTTAACTTTACCAACTGCTTGTCCTACATCTGTTCCCCAGATCAACATGCCATTACTTACAAAGTCTTCATAATCTTTCCACAGACGGTGTACTTCTGGTGCACCACTCTTGCTTAATGATCCAAGATCTGCTTCCCATGCACGCATAATATTAGATACATCATCAGAAAGGTTTCCGTATGCACCTTTTTCTAAACTACCACGCATGGCATCCATTTGTGCACGAAGACCATACATTTGATCAATAGTTCTTGCGCCTGTTGTTGTGTTTAAAACTTGTTCTTTTAAAAATTTAATTAATGGTGCTGGCACAGATGATGCAACTTTTTCTGCTATTGCTTCTCCTCCAAATCTATCTGTATCTCTTAATCCTGTTTGTAATGTATCATCATAAAATTGTACAATTTTCTTTGCTGTAT